GTTTCCCAGTCACGATCCCCGAGGGTCATCTCTTCATCATACCTCCGAATATTCTGCTCCGAATGCGCCGTATGAGCTTCCGCTGACGCCTTCGAAATCTGACTATCCAACAACTTCAACTGCTTACGCACCAACAACGCCTGTAATGCTGTACTCACACCCGCACCGACACCGGCACCAACATTCTCCATTCGCGCGGCCGCACCTGACGGGCTCGACGCACCACCTTGCGAGAACGCCAACATCGGATTCAACCCAGCTGCACGCATGTCAGCCATGCCACGCTGAAACGCTGTATTCGACATACGTTCTTGAAACGCCATCTGCTCACGCACAATCTGCAAATTCCGCCGATTGGCGTCACGAGCACCAAACGCCGACGCCGCAGCACCTAAACCTCCGGCGATCGCCGTACCTAAACCAAGGCCAATCATTAGAAATGATCAATCAAACCGGGAACACCATACACCGGCATCGGTCGTGCGCACTTATACCGAATAAACGAATCGAACAGAAAATGCGGCTCCGACGGGACCGCAATAACACGATCAATAGGCGGGTCGTCTTCAATAAACCCGTTGTTCAACAACGGCCGCGTCGCAAAATCCTGCGACAAATGCCATACATCCAAACTACCTGCCGCATCCGACCGGAACAAACCAGTAATCTTAGACGGCTTGTAACGATACTCCGCGTACCGCTCCTGGTAACCAAATACCGAATCATCCTCGGCATCATTCGTAATGAAAATCTCTTTACCGAGCACAGCCTGTTCACCAATATGCGCCAACGAAGGCCAGTAGAAATCAAAACGCGTCTCTCTAGACCACATCCGATCAAGGCCCTGTTGATACGTCAAGTCGGCACGTACCGACATCAAACCAAGTACATAACCATGCTCTACAAACGACTTCACGAAACCGTGACCATGCACGGACACTGTACCAAATCCAGCAAGGTTCCCTTGCTGCTCTTCCGCCGTAGCACCAGCCGCCGTAGACGTCTGAGCAACTGGCGAAATATTCACCATACTACTACCACCGCCCAAATATTCCGGGCGCTGCAAACGCTGGTCCGGCGACGTCACACCGAAATGCGACTTTAGAATCTCCGTATAGCGGGTACCGCCACGCGCATCCTTCTCCAACAACTTCTGAACCTGAAATGCCTGTCGCAGCGAATTGATAGTCGCCGCGCTCGCCGTACTCAAGTCCGCGTACAATGGAGCAGTACTAGACCCATCCAACGTTGCCGACACTTCCACACGGGAATCACCCGTGTCAGGGTCCAACAATCGTTGTTCCGATTCCGCAGTCGAGAAAACCGAAACCGGCGACGCTTCCGGGGAATCCGTCCACACAGGAGCACTGGTTCCCAATGGAATTGAAACTGAATCTCCCTTTTGCGGCCACGGTAGACAACTAGTGAAATAATCATGCCTCTTACCACGACGCTTGAGGAAAAAATTCGTCACAGCATCCGGACCGTTACCTACCAGCTTTGCCATCGAATCTTGCAAATTCTGGTCACGAAACCACTCATTATAGATGAGATTATACGCCCGAAACGGCAACGACGACACAAACACGTCCGTGGTCTGCAAACCAAGCGGCAATCCCATGTAATCAAAGATACCTCCAGTAGCAATGGTAGCACCATTCGCCAAACGAGGAATCACAAAATCCGTCGAATCACCCGGATCCTCTTGCTCGCCATTGAACTTTTGCCAATTTTGCCATAGCAGACGCGTCGGCACGAAAAAGAAGAACGTCTCCAAGAACATGTTGTCCATGACAGGCTTCAAAGGCGTCGCCAAACGGGCGAACGCATTCATCCGCAGATTGAACGTATCTCCCGGCAACGCCTCATCAACAAAAAACGGGATCAACCATCCCGCATCAAACGTAGTCTTATAACCAGTCGATCGGTCGAACGTCGATCGAGGAATCTGAACACGCGGCACCTCAGAAAACCGATGTCTCATCACGGAGGGTACACGCATTACGAACCACCTCCGATCACACCCTCAGATTCCGCATCCAAGAACGGCCCTGACGCCACAAACGACAAACCATTCCCAAGCAACACCGGCTCACTCGGCGTAACCACGCCGAGATCCTCATCAAAATCACCGATGTGAAACAAGTTATAATCTCCTGCATGCGCCGTGAACTGATTGTTACCACCATTCACCGCGTCCGTAAACGCACGGATCGCAGCACCGCGTGAGTTCATGGTAAACGGCGGCAAAAACGCTTCCGCTGCCGTATCACGCACTGAAAAAATCTGCAGCATACCTATACACCTCACGAATAAAGGGATATTCTTGCTTCGGTACAAACCTCACGATCCCGAAGGCGCGCGTCGGTCTCATCCTCGCGCCTACGCGCAACACGCCGGGACTTACGAAGCTGTTCAAAGGCCTCGGGATCTCTACTCCGTAAACGCTCATCATAAAATCTGGGGGGCTTCGCAACCTTTCCACGCGTCACAACCTCATCTGAAGGGTACACATCATCCGAAAACTTCTCAAACCAACTCGCACCGATACCCGGATTACGCGACATACTCGCGAACTCCGGTTCTACCTCAAAAATCTCGCCGGTACCAACATCAATCCGCTCGTACCGTTCCTTAAAACGCCTATGCGATTCCTCATCGCGACCACGGTTTAACTTCTTCGTCGTATACCGCGCTACATATGCCGCCGACTCGAACGTAAGTTCACCAATATCGCATAGACCGTGGCGCCACATACTATCCAAGAAATCACTCCGATACAGAACAGAACCAGACTTGGATAATCCCGAAGGATACCTATCTGGAAAACCGTGACCAAACAAACAGACATGATAATGAGGACGAAGATTTTCATCGCCATACTCTCCACAATAAAAATACCGCACAGAAAGACCCTGCTTACGCAGACGTCGAATAAACTTTGGAACAGCCAACTTGTCCAAGTTACCCCATGGGGGTAAATTCTCGTCCGAATAAGTCAGGGTCAAAAAACTGTTGTCGTCATGCATTTGAGCCTCATGCATCATACGCACGCCCCATTGACGCGCGCGATCCAGACGACAACCAACACAACGGCCACAAGGCACCGTCATCTCAAGCCCAGTAGAATTGGGCTTACCAGACTGCCAACTACCCGACGCGGTACGATAACCGCGCAAAGGGTGGTAGCAAGCCATTACAACCGGATACCACCACGCATCGGCCGAGCCGACAAACGATTCTTCGGGTGAATCCGCTGAGCACCGCGCGTGAACACACGCTTCGAATTCCGTCTACGCATCCGCTTACGACGAGCCATAACACAAACTCCTATAAAAAGAAAACACATAGCTCAACATAGGGTTGATGTGCAAGAAGTGTGCCCTATCTGTCTTAACCACGCACGCACGAAAAACGCGCACGCACGATAGACTATGAGGCACCTGCACAACAACACCTTGTATCAAAGCTGCAACATAACGACTGTGTCAACCCGCAAGGGGTATGACACATAAAAGCGGCACGAAACATGCAATACATATCAGCTCACCTTAACCGGGAGCACAACATGTCCATCGCCGCCATCAACAGATTGATCACCCGAGAAGAGGCCAAGGCACGACGCCAACTACAGGCTTACGAAGACACCATGGCCTACGTCGAAATCTTGAAAAACCAACTCAAAGAAGAGAACGCCGATCAGCTTGACCTCCTCAAGAAGACGGCCGATAGAGGGGGGAAATAGGACTGGAAGGACCAGTCCGCACACTTACAGCAAGGAAAGAAGTGTGCCAAAGGGAGGGGCCCCCCGTCGGGGGCCCTCCCTCAAACGGCCTAGGAGGCCTCAGGAGCCGCCTCAGACTCCTGCGGGTCCTCAGCTACCGGGGCTGCACCCACAGCCTCCGATGGGCCTTCAACTAGGCCTAGCTCGATCAACCGCTCACGCTGCTCTGGGTCCTGAAACGCATCCAAGTACAACGCAGGGTCATTGTCGAACGCCGCCCGAACCCGGGCCGGCAACGCATCGAACGCACGCTCCGCTCCAGCCACTACCTCAAGGGCTTCACGGAAGCCCGTCAACATCGACACATCCGTATACTGAGGGGTCTGATGATTCAGATGCGTCACGATACCCGTCGACTCGAACCGATTCATGATGTGATTGATATCACACTCCTGCTTATGCGCTTGCTTCGTACGCGACGGCTCTACCTCCGGGTCAAAAACCTTCCGACTACTCTCACGCGCTTCCTCACGCGTACCCACGAAAAACATCGACATATCCAACCTACCTTCGTAGCAAGGAAATTATCAGCGGCAACAATAACTGAAAACCTTTGCCGCCTTCACCAAACTGCTGAAACAACTTCGCTACCGCTTCTTGCTCTGGAATCGACAACTTCGACAATTCCGCCGCAGACACCGATTGAGCACTATTCGCCAAATTCTGGTTGTGCTCAGATTGGATCAACTCCAACAACGGACCCTTCGGTCGACCATGCATATCAAAATAAAAGTTGCGCCGCCCGAGGGTCATCTCTTCATCATACCTCCGAATATTCTGCTCCGAATGCGCCGTATGAGCTTCCGCTGACGCCTTCGAAATCTGACTATCCAACAACTTCAACTGCTTACGCACCAACAACGCCTGTAATGCTGTACTCACACCCGCACCGACACCGGCACCAACATTCTCCATTCGCGCGGCCGCACCTGACGGCTCGATCGTGACTGGGAAAC